CAAGAATCACTCTTATTTGCCTTACAACATGATGGTCGGCAATCAAATGATTCCGCCGCCTTCACGCTCATCATCTGAAGTTTCCACTCAGGCAATTACTCAAGCCCGCATGCTTGCATCTGATGACATCAAAGCAACGACCGGGATTTATGATGCATCACTTGGCAACAAATCAAATGAAACCAGCGGCGTTGCGATTCAAAAAAGAAACGTCCAGGCGCAGACATCGAATTATCATTTCATTGATAACTTAACTCGCTCACTCAGACACACGGGCCGAATCATTGTTGATCTGATTCCTAAAATTTACGACACCGCTCGCGCTCAACGAATCATCGGAGACGATGGCAATCAGAAGATCGTACAGCTCAATGCCCCTTATCAGGACGAAAACGGCGAAGTTCAATTATTCAAACTCGACGATGGAACATACGACGTAACCGTTGACGTAGGTCCAAGCTTCCAGACGAAACGCCAAGAAGCCACTTCATCCATGCTTGAGCTTTCCAAGTCTGCACCTCAGATGATGCAGATTGCTCCAGATTTAATCGTTAAAAATATGGATTTTCCAGGCGCACAAGAGCTTGCGGACCGCTTCAAAAAGACTCTTCCGCCTAATCTTCTCGACGATGGAAAACCTCAGCCAGTACCGCCGCAAGTTCAGCAACAAATGCAGCATATGGGTCAAATGGTCGATGAGCTTACGAAACACCTTCACGCAGCTCAAGACAAGATTGATCGCAAAACACTTGAGCTTGAATCAAGAGAGCGCATTGAACTTAAAAAACTAGAAGTCGAACTTGAGATTGCAATGGCCCAGATGGGCGCCAAAGACTCACTTGCACTTTTAAATCACGAAATTGAATCAATCAGCACGCGCTTAAATCTTCTTCATTCCGCTCAGCCAGTCTTCACCGATTACGAAGACATGCAGCAAATGCAGCAAGCACCACAACCTTCACAAAATCAGCCTCCTAATCCAATGAATGGCGGTCAACCCGCTAGTCAAGGAATGGGAGCACAGCCTACTGGCGGGCAATCACCAGGCTTACCCATGCAAGGACCAACGCAATGACAATAGAAGATACAAGCAAGGAACCAGAAACATCCGCACCAGAAGCTAAGGAACTAAGTGACGCCATGTCGTTTAGTGAATACGAAGCTGCTCGCCGTGGTGGTGGAAAGTTCATTGCAAATAAATCCGCGTCCACTGAAGAAGTAGGACAAAAGCCCGCTGCGAACTCGGAAGCCGCAAAAAAAGAAGACGTAAATAGCGATGAATCAGACGACGAATCGGAGTTGGAAGACTCTGACGAATTAGACGATTCAGAGAAGGACAAGCCCAAGAAAAAAAGTGGTTTTAAGCGAAGAGTCGACAAGCTCAATGCCCGCGTTGCGGAAAAAGAGCGTGAACTTGAGTACTGGAAAATGCAGGCGTTAAAAGACGCTAGTGCTTCCAAGAAAGAAACAGTCGAAAAAACCCCTGAAGATAAAAGCAAACCAAACCAAGACAACTATGAGAGCCACGCTGAATTCTTAGATGCGTTTGCGGATTGGAAGCTTGATCAAAGGGAAAAGGCAGCGAAACAAGCGGAAGAGAAATCAAAAGTTGTTCGCGAGCAAGAGACGCTTAGAAAGACCTATGTTGACCGGGCAAAATCCTTTGCAGAGAAAGTAAAAGATTTCAAAGAAGTGCTTGAGAGCGTGGACGATGTTCGCGTAACTCCGGCGATCGAACAAATCATTCTTTCATCTGATAATGGTCCTGAACTGGCTTACGAACTAGCAAAGAACCGAGAAGAATACGAACGGATTTGTAATCTCTCACCTCTTGAAGCTGCTCGTGCCATCGGTCGGATCGAATCAAAGCTACTCGCATCTTCTGACGAAAAAAAAATCGAAACCAAAAAACTAACAACCGCGCCAAAACCAATCGCTCCAGTCGGTGGGTCAAAGGGTACGGCAAGTAAATCACTTGCTGATCCTGATCTGTCTTACACGGAATACGAGAGGATTCGTCGCGAACAATTAAAGCGTAAGCGCGCCTAGGCGCTCTTTACGTTTAGGAGATAATCGAAAATGGCTAACTCAATCCTCACGCCTAGCGTGATTGCAAAAGAAATGCTCATGCAGTTTAAAAACGGTATGGGTTTTTCCCGTAACGTGGACAAATCTTACTCTAAAGACTTCGCTAAAAAAGGTGCGAAAATCGGTACGAGCGAGAAGATCCGCAAACCAAACCGTTTTACTGTCACCAGCGGTACAGCGTATTCAGCTCAAGATGTGACTGAAGACTACGCGACTTTAACGATCAACTCACAACAACACGTCGACTTCGAGTTTATCTCAAGCGACTTAACTTTGAGCGTTGACGAGTTCTCTAAGCGCTATTGCGGCCCTGCTGCTTTAGCTCTCGTGAACAAAGTCGATTCTGATGGTTATTCTATGGCCGCTCAGAACGTTTTCAATGCGATTGGTACTGCCGGGACAACCCCGAGTGCATTAGTTACTTATCTCGGAGCAACACAGAAAGTTTCTGAAAGCTCTGGTCCACAAGATGACAACTATTCAATGCTCATCAACCCAGCTGCATCGACAAAAATCGTAGATGCATTAAAGGGCTTGTTTCAATCGGGCGATGCTATTGCTAGTCAGTACAAGCGCGGGATCATGGGTCAAGCGATTGGTGCTGAATGGTATCGTGCTCAGAACGTGTACAGCTCTACATCTGGTCAGCGCGGTGGTACCCCGACTTTGAACGGTGTCCCAGCAAACGGAGCGAATTCAATCGTAACCACTGGCTGGACTGCTGCCGCTGCAAACCGCTTAAAAGCGGGCGACGTATTCACCATTGCAGGCGTGAACAAATGTAACCCAATTACAAAAGCAGATACCGGACAATTACAACAATTCGTTGTGACTGCCGATTTCGCAAGTGATTCTTCAGGTAACGGTTCAGTATCGTTTTCTCCAGCAATCTACACCAGCACTTCACTCCAAAACGTCGTTGCTGCTCCAGCATCAAACGCGGCTCTTGGGTTCTCTGGTGACGCTGTAATGACTGCATCTACAGTGACCGCCCACAACATCCTCATGCATGAGCAAGCTTTCGGACTTGCTTACGCGACTCTCGAAATGCCTCAAGGTGTTGACTTCTCTGCGGTTGAAACAGACCCAGACACCGGGATCAGCATTCGTATCGTTCGTCAGTATGACATCAGCACCGATAAGTTCAAGACCCGCGCAGACGTTCTTTACGGCTGGGCTGCTCTTCGTCCTGAATGGGCTTGTAAAATCCTAGGCTAATCACAACACACATTAAAGGCGTCGAGGGTCTCAATAGATCTTCGGCGCCTTAATTTTAAGAAAGGGGAATCAAATGACGGGTAGAGATTTAATTTCAGCGTCTCTCAGACTCATCGGCGCAATCGCTCCGGGCGAAACCCCTTCGGCCACAGAAGCCACTGACGGTCTTGCTTCGCTTAATCGCATGCTTGACTCATGGTCTAACGAAGGGTTGATGATTTACACCCTGACGAAAGAAGCATCAATCCCGCTCACTCCCGCAAAAAACGCTTACACATTAGGCGCAAGCGGTGATCTAACTTCGCGTCCGATGGAAATTGAGCGGGCCACGATTCAAGACGCTGCAAGCGGAGTCGAATACCCAATTAATCCATTAACCGCGTCTGAATGGGCCGGGATTCAATTAAAAACGAATCAATCAAATTACCCCTACGCAATGTTTGATGACGGAGGATATCCCCAGCGGACTATTTACCTTTATCCGACTCCATCTGCGGCAAACAAATTAAACCTTTACACGCTCAGACCCTTAACGACGATTTCAACACTCGATACGGTACTTTCTTTCCCGCCTGGATTTGAACGTGCGCTTGTATTTAACGGAGCGATTGAACTTTCGGCTGAGTACGGCGGTGCGCCTCCATCTGACATGGTCATGATGAATGCTTCTGAGGCCAAAAACTCAATCAAGCGATCAAACTTTCGTCAGTCTCATCTTCGTTGTGATTCTGCCATCAGATCAGCTGGGAAATTTAATATCGAGACGGGGGATTATAATCGATGAGATTCCCCGGCTTCATTGGTCCAAGCTACACGCTTCAATCGGTAAACGTCGATTGTCAGCGCTGCGTGAATCTATTTCCAGAGATCAACGCGCTTGGTACTGGAAAAGAACGCGAAGTCGCAGCCCTCGTGCCAACGCCCGGACTTAGCCTGCTTAACACCCTACCAACGGGACCAATTCGTGGGCTCTGGTGCGCATCAAATGGAACTCTGTTTGCAGCTGCGGGTAATGCGTTTTACAGCATTGCATCTGACTGGTCGTACACTTCGATTGGATCGCTTAACACGAGCTCAGGACCGGTATCCATCGCGGACAACGGGCTGCACGTAGTTTTAGTGGATGGAACCTACGGGTATTCGTGGACGATTGCTACCAACACATTCAACCAAATCGTTGATC